GCTGTTCACCACCGACAAGGGCGAGCCCATTACGTCGATGAGCTGCACCGAGCCAGACTGCGTTGCAATTCTTTCGTGTATCATTTACGATCCTCTCGTGTTAATAAGGGCGGTCATGAGGGAGGCGAGCGCACTAGTGATGCGGTGCGCTCGCCTCGTTCGCTTTCACGAATGGAGATCACTATGAATCGAGTTTGGCTCATTGGCAACGTCGGAAAGACACCAGAGGCGAGAGGCAGTACAAAAGACATCGCCTCGTTTTCGCTCGCAGTAAATCAGCGTCTTAAAGGTGGCGAGAAAAGCACGATGTGGTTTAACTGCGTCGCGTTTGGCAAGACAGGGCAAAGTATCCTCGAGCATGTGCAAGTCGGCTCGCTCCTCGCCATCACCGGCAAGATTAAGACGAATCAATACGAGCGCAACGGCACCAAGGTGCAAGACCTTGACATCATCGTTGACACTTGGGAGTTTATAGGGCCAAAGCCAGAGGGCAGGAGCCCGATCAGCAACCAGGGCGATGCATCTTGGGGCGGAGATAGATGGCCCTAACATAAGCGAGTAACGAATGGACACGACCGACGAAAGACAGCGCGCACATTTAATGGGTGAGCGCTTGGCAGATTTACAGCGATTCTTGATCTCAGTGGTAATGCGTCGCTATGGGCTCACGTTTGACGATGCTCAAGACGTCTACTCAGAGACATGTGTTTACATGCTTGACCGAGGCGTTAAGCTCATCAACATGAGTAAAGACTTTGACGCTGCTATCACATCAACCATGATGCGCAGGGCATGCAATCATATCCGCGACCATCGTCGCATGAATTATGATTATGTCACAACAATGCTCGAGCGCGAGCACCTCGCTGCGCCTGATGACTTTGTGCATGTTGACTGGGAGATCGATCACGCAGTGATTAAAGCTGAGATGATCAAGCGTTGTACCACAGACCTACAGCGCACTCTCGCTGAGGTATATCTTGACTTTGATGGGCTGAGTATCAACGAGCACGCGCGTCGTTGGGGCTTGAATGAAAACTCTTTGCATAGTGCCGGGCGATCACTAAAGGCGATCTTGAAGGAAATTGTAAATGAGCAATAAAGACGATCTCAAAGGGCTCGCAGCTCGCGAGCAAGCCTCATCTATTAAGGCGACAAAGGCGACAAGCGCGCGCGCGACCACTGGCCCTAGAGCGCCAAAGTACGCGACCAAGGTCGACAACTTTCTACGCCTGCTCAGTGAGGGTCACAGCATCGAGGCAGCCGCAGTCGGTGCAGAGCTCGTGCGCCAGACTGTATACGAGTGGATGAATAAACACGACGACTTTAGGGCCGAGGTCGAGGACGCGCGACATATGGCAGAGGGCTCGATTATGGCAGAGCTCCGAGGAGCTGCTACGCGCAAGGATGACACGCGCGCGCTCATGTGGCTCTTGTCTAAACTGCGCCCTGATCTATACGGTGATAAACAGGCGCTCGAGGTCACGACCAAGAAAGACGACGGAGTGCCAGAGGTGATCGCGATGCTACAGCAGACACAGCATCTCGTGAATAAAGACCAAGCAGGATCAGCCGACCAAAGCCACAAAGCCGACTGATCCTGCAAAGATCAAGCGAGAGAGATATGCCACAGAACAAACTCAAAATCAACCGGCCTTCACTCTCTGCTAATTGGACACCTGAGCAGATGCGAGCAGGTGCTGTGCGTATCCATAACCGTTTCGCTGCGCTCCTCACCTCAGTGATCGAGTCGGCAGACTGGGCAAACTACCGACAGACAAAGCGCCCTCTTGAGGTGGGTCGCCCTGCTTGGCCTGATCCGGGCGAGTATTGCGACCTCGTGCTACAGCGACGAAACGGCCCAGCCGAGGTCGCGCTCGAGGTCAAGACAAGAGCCATTAAGATCGACGACTTTCGATCACCAGGCGAGATGCTTGACAGCGTGCTCGACCATATGGGCAGTCAACTGCACAACCTGCAAAAGCTCGCGAGTCAAAGCGAGGCGCTGTGGTGCGTCGCGCTCGGTCTATATCGAGCACCCTTCCAAAGCGCTGCGATACATTATGAGACACCCTTTAGTGTCGTGATGATCTGGGGCCGATCAGTCGGCAGAGATGGGCCGATGAGTCGCGCCTACTTTCACTCGTTGGCAGAGCTCGATCGCGCGATGTGCTCCTCAACCGAGGTCGCGCAGTTCTTTGAGCTCGCATCGCATAAGAAGCCATCACCCAAAGTCGACGAGCCACAAGACATAGAGGAGCTCATCGCGCGCAGTCATATACCACGCAAGCGCAAGCAGACCTTGCTCGCGCTCTACAAATGGCCCGATAAGCCGATGGCCCTTCGCACTTACCTGCGACAATTCGCGACTGACACCTGCTCAGAGTACAGCCTCAAGCACTATACCCTCGACTATATCGAGCGAGGCATCGTTAAAGGCTATAAGCCCAACACGACTAAGCATAATTTAAAGGTCGATGAGCAAGCGTTGATCGCTTACCTCCTAACGGCTGATCATGAGTGATCTGATCTTAAACGATCTACAGCTTGAGGTGATCGGAGGCATAAGGCGCTCTGATCGCGTGATCGCTGCGCGCTGTGGATGGGGATCAGGCAAGACGAGTTCCCTCGTGTTCGCGCTATGGTTTATCGCTAAGACTCGACCGGGCACAACCTCGCTCTTAATCACCGACACGAACAGCAGATACAACTCGGTGTTGATGCCTGAAATCGAGAAGTGGTTACAGCCTCGAGGCTGGGTCTATAATCACACGCTTAGACAATGGACTGACACTTACACCGGCAGCGCTGTGCTCTGTCGTTCTTACTTTCGACCGGGCACGCGCGACGCCTCGCACAACCCGCTTGAGGGTATCAACGTGACTTCAGGCGTTGCGCTTATTGACGAGTGCCAAACTCTCAGCGCTGAGGTCGCGCATAAAGCGCTAGGTCGTCTGCGATCAGGGCCGAGCCCGACGCTGATCCTCGTTGGTCTGCCGGTTGCAGATGCTTGGTGGTGTCAGATGGCAGAGGATGCCGGCAACCCTCCTCTGCTCTTTACCTCGTATGTAAACGAGGCCAACCTATCAGAGGCTTGGTTTGAAGCGACCGAGCTCCTGCCAGAGGACGAGCGAGAGGCTATGGTCATGAATCGACCAAAGCCACCAAGCGGACTCGTGTATCAAGAGTTCAGCATCGAGTCTCATGTGATCGACGACTTTACATACTCGCCTGAGATGACAGGGCGCATCGCGATCGACTGGGGATTCAGAAAGCCGAGCGTCTTAATCTTGGTTTATGACGAGGCGCGCGAGGCGTCGGTGGTAGTGCACGAGATCAACCCGCAAGAGGTCACGATCAGGCAGCTCGCTGAGATGATCCTGCGTATCGCTTGGCCTCGTGCGCTCAAAGATCAAGCACCCGGCCCTCGTATCTGGCTCGATGCAGGATGCGCAGACAAGGCAGGCAAGGCGCGCAACGATCAGACAGGGCGCAGCGCGTTTCGTGAGGTTGCCAAGCCGATCGAGGCAGGTGGCATCGGTATGCCGTTGAGGCATACGACCGACCCAGTGCGCACAGATGTGCTTAACGGTGTGCAGAAACTCAAGCGCGCCTTTGCTCGCAGTCGTTACCTGATCACTCGCGAGGTATGGACAAAGGGCGAGCGCGCTACAGGTAACAGCTTGCGTAAGGCGCTCATGTCGTATGCTTGGGATACAAAAGAGCAACCAAAGAAAGACGGTCGCGAAGACCCGCTTGACGCGCTGAGATATGATTGCATCTTTAACTATTGGGCCGACGAGGTATCGCGCAGCTCATACACACCAAGACTCAAGCCGAATCGCACCAAGCGCGCAGGCATTGTCACCGACCGAAGGGGATTTTAAATGGCAGATCCAACACTGACACCTGGGCTCCTCGATAAGGTGCTCGATCCTGAGAACCTCGTCGCAGTCGTAACGGTCGGTATCATGTACATGCTTTATACTTGGGTCAACAAGCGCTTTGAGTTAGAAAAGCAAGAGCAAGATGAGATCATCGAGAGGCTTGATGACTATCATGATGAGCTCCTCAAACTCGAGGGCCAGATTGAGGCTCTTAGAAAGCAGATTGATCGTGACTAGTTACCCTTACCTGTCAGAAGAGGATCTGCAACGCATCGACCTCACAGCAGACGAGCCAAGCTCTGCCGTCGATCATCCTCAGCACTATCATGCTGAATCAGGCGTTGAAGTGATCGACGCGATCGAGGCGTGGGGCTTGAGTTTCGCGCTTGGTAACGTCGTCAAGTACGTCGCTCGCTCAGGTCATAAGGGCAACGCGCGAGAGGATCTGCAGAAAGCGCTCTGGTATCTCACTCATGAGCTCGCAAAATACGACGATTGATTTCAAGTGGTGCGATCGCTGTGGAGCTTGGCAGGAGCTCGGCAAGCCTCATCGATGGCGATTATCAAGAGTGATCTGCACAGACGAGCGCCCGACTGACTTTGAGGCGCTAAAGGCTCGAGGCAGGTGGCCTCACACAGGGCTTGACAAAGCGCCCGATTAAGCCAACACTAAAACCGACGCATGTATAAGCCTAACGATCATCTATTGATACCCTCGAGGGCTCATGCGCAAGCTAGACTACAAAGCCGATTCAGAGGAGACGCCTCGCCATATGCGAGCGCTTCACCCTCGCTTTAGTACGCGAGGCATCTCAGGCACGATGCTGTCTGGTGGGATGATCTCAGGCTATGAGCGCAACGCACAGTTAACTGGGCTCAACTGGGTGCGTGAGGCTGAGGATATGCTGCGCACTGATCCGGTCGTGCGTCGATCTTGGCACATGCTCAGGCAGACCCTGCTCTCTGCGACCTGGCGCTTTGAATCGGCAGACGATCTCGACCCAGTATGCAACGAGCTCGCGCGCTTTGGTAATGAGTGCTTTGGGTTCGATGGCTATGCAGGGCAGATGTCGCAGTCTTGGGAAGAGCAACTCTCTTATCTGCTCGAGTTTGTGCCTTTGGGTTATCGGTATGCCGAGGAGGTTTATCGAGTCGGCCCTGACTTCAACGGTAAAACAAGAGTCTGGCTCGACCTCTATGCTGATCGAGAGCCGAGCGCGCATCTGCGCTGGTTGTCTCGTGATAATCAGCAGCTCGATGGAGTCCAACAGCAGGTCGTGGGTGTAGGCAAGACACCGGAGCCGATCCCAGCTAACAAGCTTCTCTTGCTCACGTTGAATCGCACCGGCTCCAATTTCGAGGGCTCAGGCATGTTGAGGCCGGTCTGGTGGTGGTGGCGTACTAAGCAGAAAGTCTCAAACCTCATGTGCGTCGGTGTCGATCGTTGGGCAGTGCCGACTCCTCGCGTTAAGGTCGATCGATCTGTTGCTGAGATGCACGGCTTAACCGACGCAGATATTAACGCGATGATCGATGAGGCAGAGGCACAGGCGCAGGCTTTCCTCAGTGCTGAGCAAGCTTATCTGATCGATAACCCGGTCGTGAGCTTTGATCAGTACGCGAGCGCACCTAACCTATACGCGCAAGGCCCGCTTGACATTATCAAAGAGTGCGACAACCAAATCTCGCAAGCCTTCCTTGCGCAGTTTGCAAATCTCGGCATCACCGACACCGGCTCTCGCTCAGTTGGCGAGGTGCATCTGTCAGTATTCCGACGAGCTGCGATCAACCTCTGTGACATCGTCGCGTCTGCTGTCTCTGGGGTCGACCGAAGAGGCGCAGGCACGATCGGGAGGTTGATCCGATGGAATTACGGCACAGTCGACCCAAGCAAACTGCCTCGCCTCGTGCACACCGGACTCGATACCGACGATCTAGCAGATTCACTCGCGATGCTTCCTCAGCTTGTGACATCAGGTCTGCTTACACCAGACGACGAGCTCGAGCGCGCCATAAGGGAGCGTCTCGGAGCTGGCGACCTGCCCGAGGAGGCACAACGATCAGCGCTCGAGAGAACCGCAAGCGCAGGTAACGTCGCATCACTTGCAGAGGCAGCGATCAGGAGGCGTCGTGGCTAAGACCCAAGCTCAAACGCCTGCGCCAAAGAGTGATCAAATTAAGGGATCTAAGACGAATCCCGAGGGCTCAGCATCGGGCAAGCGAGGTGGCATCGAGATCTCTGAGAGCATCGCGCGCGCTCTGCAAGGTATGGTCGACAAGCACAACGATCGATACAAAGCAAAGAGCAAGAAAGTCGATCTCGGCTCGCTTAAAGCTGTATTCAGGCGAGGCGCAGGCGCTTTCAGTGTCTCCCATCGGCCGGGCATGACTCGCAATCAATGGGCATATGGTCGCGTTAAGGCTTTCTTAAAGCTCGTCGGCACAGGTGAGCGTAAAGAAGCGTATACAGGCGACCTCGACTTGTTGCCCTCTGGTCACCCTCAAAAGACTGAGGCAAAGTCAGAGGCAGCTCTGCTCGCGCCTAAGAAATACGATCACATCGATTTTAAGCCTCCACAGGGTGCACAGAAAGCAGCTGAGCGCGCGTTGCGTCGTCGTGCTGACAAGCCACAGAGCGAGCGAGGCATGACACCAGTTGGCATCGCGCGAGCTCGTGACTTGATCGCAGGTAAGACGTTATCGCCTGAGACTGTGCGCAGGATGCTCTCTTACTTTCAGCGTCACGAGGTCGACAAAGAGGGCTCGACCTGGGAGAGCTACGGCAAAGGCCGTCAAGCTTGGGATGGTTGGGGCGGTGATGCCGGTTTCGCTTGGGCGAGAAAGGTAGTGAGTCAGATGGATGCAGCAGATAAGAAAGCAACGCTTCGCGCTTATGGCGAGGCGATTCAAGTGCGCGCTGAGCAAACCTATGATGTGCCCGAGGGCCTCACAGTCGGCAAGCCCTTCAAGACGCTCGCTTTGGGTCAAGTCAGCTCGCGCATGAATGGTGAGGCGATCGGTGCGCCTGTTTCGCGAGAGCTCCTTGAGGAGATGGTGCGCGTATACTATGACCGACGCGACGCAGACCCGGTCATTATTGACTGGCAGCACGCGACATCGCCTTTCAATGGTGGCACACCTGCGCCTCCTGAGTCGGGCAACGCGCTCGGCATGATTATCGATCTCGACCTGCGCGAAGATGGGCTCTATGCAGTACCTGCCTATAACGAGCGCGGCCTTAAAGTCGTGCAAGAGGCAGGCGGTGTGCTGTGGAGCTCGCCCGAGTATCTGCATGGTGAGATTTACACTCGTAACG